CTCCTTCGAACCCGCCCAAAGACATAAACGCCACACACAAAAAAAGCCTTTGTTTTGCACACGAAGGCCGAATCGCATCCAACGAAACAGCGATTCGCATATTTTCTGACAGTCTCAAAGAAGCCAACTTACAGAACAGCGACCAGCACGGGAAGATTTTCGACAAAATGGAGGAGATGGGAAAGGATATAATCAGGGAAATCCACAAAGCAAATGGGGAGAAATGAAATATTCAGAAGAGCTAATTGAGAAGCTCTGTAAGCATCTAAAACAGGGCGCAACCATAACTTCTACATGTCAGGCTATAGGCATAAGTAGGGAAACTTTTTATGATTGGATGAAGAAGAAACCTGACGTTTCTGACACTATAAAAAAGGCGATGGCCATTCCCGATCAGAAGGTTGAAAACGCCTTATATAAATCTGCAATTATGGGTCATCGATACACAGAAAAGGAATACAAGGGTGTTGCTGTTGGAGAGAAAGTTAAGATGATTCTGGTAAAAAAAGTTAGAAAATTCATCCCTCCAAACGTAACAGCTCAGATATTTTATCTTAAAAACAAACAGCCTGATGAATGGAAGGATAGGCAGGACATTGATCTTAGCGGAGATTTGAATGTGACAGTAGAACGCATAATCACGGATAAGAGGCCAAAGGAATGAGCACAGAGATACAAGAACAGAATAGCGTGCCGATCTACTACCACTCTGGTCAGAAGAGGATGTTCTTCGATTCTCCTGCCAAGAAGAAAGTCATTGCCAAAGGACGGAGATGGGGTCTTACGAAAGGCTATGCCAATCGGGCTATCGAGTATCTGATGGACGGAATTGGTCCGGGTCTATGGGTTGATGTCGTGAACAGCAATATTGACAGGTACATAGAGCGCTATTTCTATCCAGTCTTGAAGCACCTCCCCCAGAAATACTGGAAATGGAGGCAGCAGAGGAAGGAGCTTGAGATATTTGGACATAAGCTCGATATGAGAAGTGCGGATCGGCCGGAGCTCATCGAGGGATTCGCCTATAAATTCATCATGCTGAACGAGGCGGGGATCATCTTGAGGAAGGATTATCTCTATTACAATACCATTCTCCCCATGACCTTGGATTTCAATCCTGACTTCTATATCGGGGGAACGCCTAAAGGGAAGGGCTTGTTTCATGAGCTGGCCGTCAAAGCGGATGATCCTCTGAAGAAAGGCCAAGAGTTTTTCAGGTTCACATCCTTCGATAATCCCTATCTGACCGAAGAGCAGAAGCAACAACTTATAGACGAGATACCTAAATCTATCCAAGAACAGGAGGTATACGCAAATTTCCTTGAAGACTCTTCAACCGTATTCAGGAATCTTGAGAAATGCGCGGTGGCAAAGCCTCGGGAGCCGGAAGCAGGAAAGACCTATTTTCTGGGAACGGATTTAGCGCGGCTGCAGGATTATACGGTCATAGTTGTTATGGACACTGAGGGGAACCAGGTCTATATGGACAGGTTCATTGAAATAGATTGGAAGACACAGGAAGAACGGATTAAATTTGTGGCTAAAAAATACAACGATGCGCAAGTCTGGCTCGATGTGACAGGAGTGGGGGATCCGATTTATGAAGCATTGGTTGCTATGGATGTCCTTGTTCAGCCGTATAAATTCACAAACGAAAGCAAAAAACAGCTTATTCAAATGCTTATGATGTCCTTGGAGCAGGAAAAGATAAAACTCTTCAACAAAGAAGACATAAACGGAAAGGTGCAGTTCAACGAGATGGTGATATTCGAATATGAGATGACTTCTTCTGGTCTTATTCGATATCAAGCTCCGGAAGGCTACCATGACGACTGCGTTATGGGGTTGGCTTTGGCTAATTGGGGAGTGCATAAAAGAATGATTCCAAAGGTTTGGAAGGTTTGAGAAATGGCATTTAAGTTCTTGAAGAGGAAAGAGAAGAAGTCGGACATCGTCCAATTCCAGGGCGGCGTCTATTACCTTGGGACTTCCAATATCTCGCAGCTCAAGCTCAAGAATTACCTCCAAGCCTACAAGATGAATGACGCGATCTATGCCTGCGTGAACATGATAGGGAGGACGGCATCCGGGATCCCCTGGTGTCTATTCCGGCAGAGCGGAGACAAGATCATAGAGGTGCAGAAACACGCACTCGTCGACTTTAAGAACCGGCCGGCGAAAGCCCTTTCATGGCCGAAATTCATTGAACGGGTCTTCGGCTACTACTTCACATCAGGCAACTGCTACCTAAGAAAACTGGTAGGCTCTTTCGGGATGCGCGCGGAGATCGAGTTTTTGAGGCCCGACTGCGTGAGGATAAAGACGAACGCGCTCGGGATCTCGCATTACGAATATACCTATAAAGGACGGATAACATTGATACCACCCGAAGAGGTGCTTCATTTTAAGACATTCAACCCGGAGGACGAGTTGTATGGGCTCTCCCCCGTGGAGGCGATAGCCCGGCAGGTGGACATAGCGACGCTCAACCAAGCATGGACGATATCGTTCCTTGAGAACGAGGCGATGATAGGGGGGAAGATAAAGAGCAAGCAATCGATGACAGAGGCGCAGAAAGAATCCATCAAGGAACAGATCAGGACCGAACACGGGGGCGTTCTGAATATGGGCAAGTGGCTTGTGCTTGAGGGGGATATGGATGCGGAGCGTTTCCCGGCCCCAATGAAAGAGTTGGATTCGACGCCGCTCGAGCGACTCATCCTGCGGAAGATATGCGCTGTCTTTAATATCGCGCCAGAGCTGATGGGCGATGCCCGGGCCAAGACATTCAGCAATGTGAAAATGGCAAGAAAAGCCTTATACACAGAGACCGTGCTTCCAGTACTCGACCAGTTCAGGGACGAATTCAACATATGGATCGTCCAGGATTTCGACCCCTCGAAAAGCCTCTTCCTCGATTATGATACCTCGGATATAGAAGCACTTTCTGAGGACCAGAAGGAACTATGGGAAAGGATAAACAGCGCAGTCGACAGGGGCGTCATCACACGCAATGAGGGCAGGAAACTCCTGAAACATGGTAAGGCGAAAGAGCGAGGAGCCGACAAACTCATGATCTCTGCGACATACGTCCCGCTCGATATGGCGGCAGGAGAAGAGGACTGACATGATATTGACGGAAATAAAGGCGCGACCGATCGTGATCACGGATGCGAGGGGAATATTTGAGTTGCGCCGGCATATTGACGCAGAGGAACGGAACATCTCGAGACCGGCCAGGGCGTTATGGGACCGACTGGTTGCACTCGTGACCATAGAGACCGTGAAGCGGGCGCTACAAATCGGCGCTGTGCCGCCTGAGTGGGAGGACCCGTGGGACAGGATGATAACGGAATTCGTAAGAGACACTGTAATCCCGGAATGGGTTAAAAGCATATCGACCGCCGGCGACCTGATTGCGCGGCGGGTAAATCGCATCCAGCGCAAGGAATTCGGCTTCGACTCGACGATGACGAGTGTCAAAACCTGGGTGGATACGCAGGGCGGCAAACTGATAGTGGATCTAACGGCCGCCCAAGTCGGTTCGGTCAATGCACTCCTGCAGGATCAGATAGCGTTACAAGTGACAAGCCCCTACGTGCTGGCGCAAAGGATAAGACCGATTGTTGGATTGACCGAGCGGCAAGCGATGAGCGTGGCTAAAACGTTGGCAGCGCTCATGGAAGAGGGTGTCGCCACAAATGTGATCAATAGCCAGATAGCGAAATTAGCCGCATTCAAACATAAAGCACGAGCCTCGATGATTGCTCGGACGGAACTATCGAACGCCTACAACTTCGGCCAGCTGGACTCAATGAGACAAGCCGCTGCCGAGGGTTGGCTGCCGGGAGTCCCGGAGAAGTCCTGGATGGCTGGATCGAATTCCTGCGAACTCTGTGCGGATAATGAGGGTGCTGGTTGGATTGGTTTGGACGATGTGTTTTCGAGTGGAGATACACGTCCCACAGTTCATCCCTCATGCGCGTGCGCGGTGAGCTATAGAGTAAGGAGGTAACAAAATGGAAAGAAAAACATTCGAGTTTGAGATCAAGGAGCTCAACGAGGATGGTCAGTTCTCCGGATATCTATCGACGTTCGGCAACGTGGACGCGGGGAACGACATGGTCGACGCCGGGGCGTTCAAGAAGACGCTCAGGGAGAAGAAGGGCTTCCCTCTGAACTGGGGTCATCAGCCCAACCACCCGGACCTCGTGGTCGGATCATTTACGGGTGAGGAGGATGAGAAGGGACTCAAGGTCGACGGTGGATTCTTTCTCGACCTTGAAGGCGGAAAGAAAGCCTATCTGACGGCCAGGAAGCTGTTCGAGAAAAAAATCAAGATGGGCCTCTCCATGGGATACAAGACTATGAAATATGTCTACGAGACCATAAACGGGGTGATGGTAAGGCACCTGAAGGAAGTGAAGCTCCGGGAGGGCGCACTGACACTTTTCCCGATGAACGAGGAAGCGCATCTCGATGCGATAAAGGAGGACATAGGCCTAGAAGAAAAGCCATCCGTAGATAATCACATCTGCACAATAAACAGCGGGGATTATGTCCGCCATAGAAGTGAAAAGCGGAAACATAATGCCAAGCCTTATACAGTTAGATTCGGCATTCGCAAAGACGGGAAGGCAGAAGAAAACGAATATTTTTATCCAAAAGACACCTGGTCAGCATTCGAGGCCAGGAGCCATTGCAAAGAACATGACGGCACATTCGAGGCCGCCAAAGAAGATAAAGATTCAGAGTTCAAATGCACTTTTTGCGGTCAGGCATTCGAGCTTTCGGAGCCGGGCGTGAAGCTCACTCCGAAGGGTGAACCGCCTGATAAGGACGAGCCGGAAGTCCACTCGGCCTTAAAGAAGATAGCAGAGGGACTCAAAACCATAACAGGAGGAACAAATTGAACGAAGCACAAGAAAAAGTCATCAATGAGATCAACGAGGGAATCACAGCTCTTCGCGACCAGCAAAAAGTCTTTGAAGACGCTGGGACTTCCCGCGAGACCCAGCTCGGAGAGCAGAAGCAGCTGATAGAGACCATCACCGGGAAGCTCGACGAAATCGAGATTGGTCAGAAGAAGCTCGCTGAACGCTCCTTCGATACCAAGGAACTATCCGAGGAGCACAAGGCGCTCATCCATTGGATGAGGACAGGCGAGGGTTCTCCGGAACTCAGACGGGCCGACGATTTCAAGAAGGCGAAGCTGGAAGTGAAAGACGCAGAGGGCAAGGTCATGACGATCTCCGACGCCACTACCGGCGGATATCTCTCGTCACCCGAAATCACGAACGAATTGCTGAAGACCATCGTAGAGTATTCCCCGATCAGACAGGTCGCGAGGATCCGCACGACATCGAAGCAGAGCGCCAAAATCAGGAAGAGAACCGGGACGTTCGCCGCTCAGTGGACCGGAGAGATCGGAACGAGAACCGAGACTACAGGATTGCTTTACGGCCTGGAAGAGGTTCCCAACCATGAGCTCTACGCTCTGGTGGATATCTCCAACTGGGATCTCGAGGATTCCGACTTCAATCTCGAGGCCGAGCTGAACGAGGAATTCCGCGAACAGTTCGGAGTGGCCGAAGGGACGGCTTTCGTCTCCGGGAATTCGGTCAAGAAGCCCGAGGGCATCCTGACCAATGGCGACATTGGCGAGACCATAAGTGCAGACGCTAATCTTCTAACAGCCAACGGATTCTTCACGCTCTTTTTCGCGCCCAAATCCGCATACACAAAG